AAAGTTTGGAGCATTGTTAGATGCGTCTACATTTCCCCAAAGTGACATGTTTTTCTCCTATAAATCTTTGATTAGTTATTTATGTTTTCTGTATATCGCTAGACAATTCGGGGTCTTTTTGAAACTTGTCCGATGCCTGTTCTTGTTCTTGCTTTTTGCCCTTTGCGGCATCTCTAACAATCTGAGCCTTGCGTGACAGAGTTCTTGCTGCTGCACTTGGATCATCAGTATTTTCGTTCACAGACTTCCAACCACCACCCATTTCTTTGTATTTCTTTGCAGCCCAACCATTTGCGTATGCTGATGGATATACATCAAACTTAGATTTTGCTTGTGCTTTAGCCTGTGCCCACTTCTCAGGTGAAGTTGGTACATTCTTTTCTTCAAGTTGCTCAACTTCTTCTTTGACATGGCCATACTTCTTTTTGTACCAGTCAGGCATACCACTCTTTTGACGAAAGTATCTTACTGTTGCAGAATCATTTGCTTGATCACGGTATTTGTTTTCTGCTGTTGTATTATGACTTTTCATTGCTTCTGCTGCTTTATGAGCATCTTTGGCAATATATTCCAACTCAGCATTCGTCTTCTTATGATACTCATGACCTTCTAGTGGATGACGCTGTGATGGGCGACCTTCATTGAGTTTAACGGATTCGGTCAATTCACCACGCAGATAATTTGCTGCTGTAGAAATATAATCTTCAGCAAGCGTAATCTTTGATTGGACCCATTCTGGCAGATTTGTATTCTCTTCCATCAAATCCATCATGTCTTGTGCGTTGAACATTAGTGAACGAATTTGTGACATCGCCATATCACCTTCATAATCATACTCACGTGCATCTTTTGCTTCTTTAATTGATGTAACAATCGTAGAAGACTTATATGGTTTTTTAACTGGTCCAGACACAAATCGTCCTTTCTTTTCTAATTGTTCTTCAATCTCTGTTTCTTCAGACACTCTTGATGCCTTCATGATGCCACGAATCAGTGGTGCTTTGAGTTGCTTGTGTCTTGGAACAGCAATGTGTTCTTTTGACTTTGGATGCCCATATACATCATGACCACCACCTGTGCGTTTCAGTGTCCAACCTGATTTTTTGAGATGAGCATGAACATCACGTGTCTTCATGCTTGACTCTGGCATCTCATCAAGTTGTTCAACTTCTTCTACTTTATATTTCTTTTTGATTTCAGATTGTTTTGCAAGTCTTTCTTTATCATCAGAAATACCGTAAGAATGACCCAACTCTTTGTAATAGTCGGGATGTGGTAGTCCCGACTTCTTACGCAGAGCCATTTGTCGTTGATGTAATTTATCGGCGACTGACATGATTAGTCCTTCTTGGCCATTTTCGTTGCAGTTGCATACATTACCGATTTAGCACGTTCACCGTAACGCTGTTTGAAACCAGAAAGTTTTTTCTTCATGCCCATTACATAATCTTCTTTCTTTTTGGATTCACCTTTTGTCAGTTCACGCTCATCAATCTGCTCAACATCTTCACCCATTGCTCTTTTTTGACTCTGTGTGTATTTTCTTTGTTTAGCCGGTGACATAGATGCCATTGAAGCCTTTTTTCTGTCTCTTTCTACTGCACTATGATAACCACTTCTCAATCTAACTGCCTGACCCAGATGTTCATCACCCGCTTCATCATGTCCTTTTGATCTGGCGTCTTTTCCTTTTTTTGTGGCTATTTTTGCAGCACGATCCAAAAGTGCAGGCGAAAGTTCGTCTAATTGCTCAAAACTTTCTGGCATTTCTTTTACACCAGTTGTCTTACCAGCAGCAACTTTTGGCTGTTTCTTTTTACCTTCAAAACTTGCTTTTTGATCTTCATACTCTTTTGTGAACTCATCGTTTGTTGGTTCTTCAACGATTGTCGCAATAACACCGTTTACTTTGTCAGCATCAATTACTTGAATTGTATTACCATCAATGTCCATCTCTTCAGTTTCAATTGGTGCTAACACTTTCAAACCATGCTCATTATACAGTTCAAGCATTTCAGTGAATGATGCTGATTCGTTCACACGTGTTGAACGCTTATAGTTTTGACGGGCGCCATAACCACCTTTTTTCTTTGGTGTATCATCTTCGTCGTCGTCATCTTTGTAATCACGCTTATGTACAAGACCTGTCGCAGTCTTTGTTACTGAACCTGTTGCTGTTTTACCTGCGTCCATACGTTTCTTTGCATCTGCTACAGTTGGAAATGCTTCGTTCAGTTGCTCTTGTTCAGTTGCTTCAACTTCTTCATTCTTTTTACCATAGAAGTCATCTTTGTACATGCGTGATGTTGCCTTACGCAGACCTTTTGTGCGATCTTTTGTCTTGTCGGCAATTGCTTTGGTCACATATGAACCAAGTGCTTTTCTACCCGCTGGTGTATCACCAACTTCATCTAATTGCTCAACTTCTTCTTTCTTCATATCTTTTTTAGCACGTAGAAGTTTGAAGTCGTGAGCATCAACTTTGCCATTTTTGTTGGCATCAATCTTGTGTTGATTGCCTTTTAGTTGTTCTTGTTGTAGAACCTTTGCTGCTGCTTCTGCTACACTTTTCAGTGCTTTGTCATTAAAAATTGACATGTTGTTCTCCTGATTTAGTTTTTGTTATCTTGTGACTTCTTCCCAATCCATCGATGCGTAGATATCAGAACCATTAATTGATGCTGCCACGCATAATGTGAGTTCGAAGGGTGTATTGGTCAATCCATCTCTTTCTAATTGAAATTTGAATAGTGCTTCTCTAAGAATATCCACTGGTATAGAACTTTGTGTAGTAGAAGTCGTAAAGCCTGATGCTAATATTCTTCCACCTGAAATTGTTGCGGCATCTAATTTATATTCAACAGCAGAATTAACTCCTGCACTTACCCATGTTCCACCTGTTGTTGTACCACCCGCCCTGAGTTGCCAGTTATAATATGAGTTGTTAGTTAATGCTAATAAAGATAGTGCAGTAATAATGACAATCGCATCTAATCTATCCGATTTCAATCTCAAAGAAATGAGATTATAATATGTTCCAGCAACGGCCAAATCAATTGGGCTAGTAACTGGTGTGCCTATGGCTTGCTGCGATCCAAGCAATTCATATCCACCTTCAGATATAACGGACGAGCAAATCTGTTTGAGTGTGGAATTACTTGCTGTAATACCTGTGTTCTTGATTTCATAACGCAACGGTAAAGATGCCGTTGTCATATAAGGAACAGTATTCCTATTGTCATTGTGAAATATGTGGGCAGGAACCATTTTACCATCAACCACAAATCCACAGCGAACATCACCAACACCCAACCACTCAACATCCATCCAAAGAATATTTGTCTTACTTACATCAATGCCACCAGCATGTTCAGCACCACCACTTTGAGATGAATAACCCGTACCGTCAAACTTGTCTATATTCCAATCTGTTTGTGCAACTTTTGTTTCTGTAATTGTTCCTGTTGTATTACTTCTTAGCACAAAATAGTTTGTTGTACCCTCATTCTCAAAATAGATACCGTTTTCGGCGCCATAATAACCAACTCTCTGACGAACATTTGCTTTAGGTGTTTCCATAGCAAATGACGACATTATCAACAAAGACTTACCTGGTTGATATGAAAACACTCTTGTTGTTTCACGAATGACTTCAGCATTTGCTGTAGTTCCCACAGTCATCACAATTGTGCTTTGATTATTTACAAAAGCATATGAACTATTTCCTGCTGTATTTGATGTTGACCACAATCCGTTGTCAGCAAAGCGATGTGTACTATCAAAAAGAGTAAATGGTTGTGATAGACGAAGACGACCAAACGCATCTGTGATTGTACCAGATGGTGTAAGACGATCAGACATCATATTCACTTCATAACGAGTGAATACTTGTCCTGAATCTATCTTGTGTAAGTCGGTTCTAAACTGTGCCACTTAGCAGTTCCACTTTCTCAATGCTTTATTAATACGTGAATCAGGATCACGTGCTGTTTTTGCTGATGTTAGTCTACGCTTCATCCCACCCATTCTGGCGCAAAATGACTTACGACGATTTGCTGCTTTTGAACCGGCTTTCAGTTTGCTTGGTTTTGTTGTTACAGCCATTGATAGTTTTGAACCAGGATTAGCACGACGATATGATTCAATGCCTTTACGATTCAAACCACCAGATTCAGACTGTCCTTCTTTGCGTGTCCATGCTTCACCCTCTTCTAACTGCTTCAATTGATCTTCGGTCAATGAACCATCATCGGCTTCGTATGCTTCTTCTCTTGTGCCTGGCACAGGTTTATATCCATGTTTTTTATAGATGTCTTTGAACTGAGAAGCAACTTTCAATAAATGGCCATCAGCATTTTGTACTGAAATCATTTTTTCATCTAAAGTTTCAACTTCTTCTTTTTTCACTTTCATCATCTTAGGCTTTGTGAACACAGGATTGTCTGCACCACCAGCATCACCTTGTGTTTCTTCTTTTACACATGATCCTTTTGCGTATGCTTTTTTGCCTGGTGCTGGTTTGTAACCAGGCCAGCATCTCTCATCGATCAATTGTTTAAAAGTTTTCATACGTAGTTTCTCTTTTTAAATGTTGTAAGTGAGATACCTTTTTTCTTCAGTTCATCTTCTTTTTGATCACCAATTGATGCTGTAGTAGTATCACCAGTTAGTTCGTTAATGTTCTTTGGCACAACTTGTGTTGCTTTGCCTTTCTTGCTCAACTTTTCACCCATGTCTCTAGCAGGAGATTCACCAGCTCCAGCCATTGAAATACCTGGTTCTATGCCTTTGTCGATTGACTCTTCGACTTTCTTCTGGAAATTTTCTTTGATGCTGGCAAGACTGATGGTTCTTCTTCCTTCGGCAACGGGTTTGTCGAGGGCTGGTCGATCTTTTCTTCCAGTACCGGTTCTAACCTTTCCAAGTTCTTTGGCTGTTGGGGTGGTACTATTTTGTCCATAAAGTGCTTCAATCGCAGAATTATCAGGTGAATGTACTTCATACAAGTCCTCTTTTAGTTTAACAACATATCTATTGCCTACTTTTGCTACTGTACCATTTTTTTGGTGTGCTTCTTTTGCTGCTGAACCACGAATGTAAAACAATCGTGTCTTACCATTTTTGTCTGTCAAGAGTTTTTGTTTTTTTGTTTCTTCACTAATTTTGCCTTTACCATAATTAGAAACGTTGATTGGTTTACCTTCACGTTCTGGATTTGGGTCATGACGGCGTTTGGCTGCAACTGCTGATGCACGTTCTTTCTTAGACAACGATGCTGCTTTTGCGTTTGACATGCATTTTGGTTTTGCTTCACCTGATTTTTCACGGGCGCAAGGACCGATTGCTTCACCTTTGGAGTTGTATCTTTTCCAACCACCCTCTGGATGTTTTGGATTAAACCAATTACGCAAATCTTCTTTAATCATGCCTGTTCCTAGTGTAAGCAGATTGTATGCACCTGCATCTGACATTGTGTTTACTTCTTCTTCGGCCATTTTCTCTTCATCTGTTTTGAGCAAACGAATTGTGCGTGTGACTTCTTCTACTGTATCACCAGTGATTGTAACTGTAACTGCTTCATTGATAAATTCTTCAAATGCTTCATTAACACTCTTGGCTGCTCTAGCACGTTGATGACGATTGGGTTGTGTTCTCACTACAACTTTGTTACCAGAAGTTTTACCTATTTCTCTTTCTTGTTTCTTTTGATGTGTTTCGACAGTCTTTGCAATCTTTTCTACTGGAACAAGACTGCCATGCACTGAACGATGTGTCACATGGCCATCTTTACCATAACGACCAAAGCCATAATACTCAAGACCCATCGTATTCATTTGATCATGTGTGCCAGCATCGGCGTGTGGCTTCATATCTTTACGAATTGGTGTGGTATCTTTCTTACCTAACTCTGTGGCAATCCAACCTTTTGCGTGATCGTTCTTTGGTGGTCTACCAACAAACTTTTGCACGTTCTTGTAGATTTGTTCAAGTTCTTTTGTTTTTGCATCTACAACTTCTGGTGCTGCTGTACGCAAATCTTCTGAATTATCAAACTCAACATAACCATCACGAAACAATTTACCAAACATTGGTCGTGCTGCTTGCACAGAATCCCATTTTTCTTTACGAATGTCTTCTGGTACTGTACGACCACCACGCTGACCACGCTCAACATTTCTTGCTTTTGATACTTCATCGTCAGTGTTGACCATAATCATTTGAGTTTCGTAACCTAACTTCTCAAGCATATCTTTAATGCTTGCATACTTCTCAGGATCATCACCAGTGCCGTTAATGATAACACCATTACGACCATGTAATGCTAAACGCTGACGTAACTCAGTAACATTCTTTGCACGTTTGCGAACAACTTCACGTTGTGCTTCTTCATTGTCAGGCATCTTTTTATCAAGACCTTGTTTGTCCATCAGATACTCAAATGCTTTATCTGAATTGATTTCTGTTAGACCATGACCATCTAGTGTTTTACTTAACACATAATCTTTACCTGAACCAGGACCACCACCAAGAAATACTGCCTTGAAAATGCCTTTGTCGTGTACACCTTCACGAATGATTTCTTCGTGCAGTCTCATACCCTTGCGTACATCATTGAACATTTGTTTGACATGTGCATGAGACATTGATGATGGTGCGCCTTTCTTGAATGAATCAAGATCACCACTCTTTGCATGTTCACGCATCTTTGATGCCGAAATGCCAGTTACACCTTCAGCATCGGGGTCACGTTCACCTGCTGAGTGTACTTGAATTGATTTAAAATTGAAACGGGCACCTTCATGTGTGCCGTTGTATTTGTTGAGCAAACGCTTGTACTCATCTACACGATCAGAACCACCGACCATGTGAAGATGAGTTACACCTTTTTTGTGAAGTGCTTCTGCATGATCGAAGAACGTAGGTGCTTGGGTAGATGCCGCTGCGAAATTTGTGCCAGGGAATGCACGTTTAGCGTGTTTGACTTTTTGATCTGCTGTAAGGGGATTTTTCTTAGCGTCCTGTGAATGTGACAAGACGATGTGATGAGAACCGCCGACTTTATCAGCAATCTCTTTGACTTTATTGACTAGTTTTTCGTGACCGTTTGTAATTGGATTCATGCGCCCAAATGCTAGAACGGCATGTTTCTCTTTCTGTTCACGTAGAAAATCTCTAAATTTCATAATCCCCCTACCTCTGCGGCAGTTGTTTCTGTTATTTAGTATTTAGTAGATTTCCGTCGCTCCTGTGCTGGCCATCACACCTTGACAGTATATTTCATCAAGTTCCACAAGACGATCAGGTTCAATATTGAAGAAATGAGCATGTTCAGTATCAACACCAGCATCATGAATTACGCCAAGGTTTCTTCTACAGACGATTGAATAGTCATCAATGAGGCTTGGACAAAACGAAAACAAACGAGTGATTAACAAATCGGTAAATGTTTCAGCGGCATCACCAGCAAGCCAAGTTGGCATTCTTTTCTTGAATACATATTTGCCAAAATGATCATGATCTACTGTATTAAATCCTTTATTAATTACAGTTCGTGCTGATAGTTTATACACACGCCTAACCGAGTGCATTATTCGCATCAAACTGGGTTCGTTTTTCAGCAACATCAATATCTTTATCATCAATACATTTTCTGCTTCACTTTTCTTACCAACAGAGGCAAACTGTCCTATATCTTTGTCGCCAGAAAAGTCTGCTACAAAATCAACTAAACCTTCCAATTGTTTTATTTTTTCCTCTTCTACTCTTGATGGTGAGCCTTCAGCCAGAATAATCAAAGCATCTGGGCATCTTTCTCTTAACGATTCAAGACCTTCAATTGTTTGTTTTAATCTATCTTCACGACTAACTACACCCATGTTTGGGTTAAGTGCAGAGGTTACGATAAAGAGTTGAAGTGGAGGTATCAGTGCCATTCTATATCCGAAAAAAGTTTAATTGTTTTGTATCTTGCTTTTGAATTCAATACATGAACTATGGTGTTAGTAATTTCTTTAGTTTCTAAAAACTTGTCTTTAGATGGATGTTTCTCTTGCATTGATGTTTTGATACCGCCAGGATGAATACTTGTCACACGAATTTCATCCATCTGCGTATTCAACTCTGCACCTAATGCACCAGCAAATGCAGTAATGGCATGTTTAGATGCAGAATAAACTGCTTCCCACTCCATCTCGTTGAGGCCAGCAACAGAGTTAATGAAGATAATATCACTGCCTTTGTTCATTAACTTGAGTGCTTCTTTGGTTACGTATATTGTACCTTTAACATTCAAATCAATAATTTTATCTATCTTTTCAATTGTGAAATAACTTTTAAAAAGGCCCCATTCATAAACACCAGCATTGTTCACAAGCACATCAATATATGTGCCAATTCTTTCAAATGCGGCTTTAACTTGATCTGACTTTGAGATATCACATTCTATCCACTGAAATGTATCGGGGAAAGCAAAAAGATTTATAGATGGTTTTGTGCGTGAAAGGCCATACACAAAATATCCCTCACCAATTAATCTATCTGCTATATCATACCCAAGACCATAACTGCAACCTGTCACCACGGCAACTTTACGCATCACATCTCCTCAAAAACATCAATAGCCAATTTCATTTCTTCTTCGGTGACATCGTTCACAATCTTATAGTTACCAATTGCAACAGGCAATGGTGCGTACTGATTGCCATTACGATGTTTTGTTGCATCACGCAGACTCTCCAACAAATACTTCATGTTGGTAAAGTCTTTATGAAATGTTTTCAGTTTCAATCTCTTTGCAACATCAAAGATTCGTTTGAGTTGTACTGTATCAATATATCCACGAATGAACGCAATGCACGAACTATACAAACAATCCAATGCCACTGCTTCACCATGCAGCAACTCTGGTATGTTAGCCATTTCAATTATAGGGCTGAATGTGTGACCAAAATCTACACAACGGTCTAGTCGTTTTTCCCACAGATTAGGTCCTAGTTCCGCAATCATGTCTGTGATAGCAAGATTGATTACACGAACAGGCACCGCACCATATTGAAACTTTTCATCAATCAGTATCTCTGCATTCTCTTCTAGCAGATGAAATAGTTCTGGTGATTTGATAACTGCAAGTTTAAATATCTCTGCAATGCCATTAACAATCTCACGTTCACTTTGCGTCTTGATAAACTTTTTATCAATGTATGTTGCAAGTGGTGGATAGTATGCACCAATACGATTGCGTCTGCCTAGATGGTTGACACCAACTTTGGAGCCTACAGAAGCGTCAACGATGGCAAGAAGTGTTGAGGGAATTTTAACGTAGGGAATTCCACGACGGTATATGCTACAAGCAAAACCAACAATGTCCAGCAGAACACCCCCGCCAATTGCGATAATAGGTTCACGGCGTAACACTCCATATTGTTCAAAAAAGTCCAAAATACGATCAACATTTTTCCAATTCTTGTTTTCTTCTTTGCAGTCTACACAAAGTATTTTACAACTCAACTTAACTGCACCAAAGTATGCTGCAATACTATCTTTGTATAGATCATGCACCTCAGAATCAATCACGATAATTCTACGCTCACTGTTCGTGATGTTTACAATATCTTGATTACTTGGGCTAAAGATGTCAGCAGAGTATGTAAGTTTGAATTCTACTGGCAATTCGGTTTTTACTGACCAAGTTCGTTTGAACTTGTCATAATCCATCATAAAATCTAAACTCATTTCATCGCCTTACTAAACAATTTACATGCATGAGCATAAAAATATTTTGCTTTGTTGATGTCACCAGCAATCAACTTGAATGGAAGCATACGAATAAACTGTGATGCTTCGAGTATATCTATGAGTTTCATTTTATCTTCTGGTAACTCAGAGATGAAGTGTTTATTGAATGTATCAAAGTGTTCTGTGCCACCGTGTGGATTAAACAAATCAATACCTACAACACGAACATCACGATCATTAATAAAACCATAGTGACTGCGTGAACACTGTAACACTTGTGCATAATCAAGATACTTGGTGTTCCACATGCTTTCATCATATACATCAATAAAAACTACACGGTCTTCTTCGAATGAATACATGATGTTTTCAAGTGTAGGATTACCATGTATGTTACACTCTTCATCGTTTTCTAATTCTGCAAAGTATTCTTTTAGACCATGTAGATAACCACCAATACCAACAACAAGGTCACCATTGAAGCCATAAGTGCCACGATAAAAGAAGTCTTTGAACGATGGCAAACTTATTGCATCAGCAATCTTCTGATCAATCTCTTCATCAAAATAAAGTCTTGGTGCGCCAGGAATAGGTTCTTTTTTAATTGAGTGAAGTGTATTCAAACCTTTCCATACTGCTTTACTCATTCTGAAAATTTGCTCTTCACTCAATATATCTTTAGTAAGAATGGTTTTGATATCACGAAAGCCTTCAAGATACTCCAGATCAAACCATGCAGTTGTTTTGTTTGAATCTGCATTCACAACTTTAGGAAATAAGCCGGGATAGAGTGTGTTATACTCTTGCAATTTCTTTAGTTGAGAATACCATCGCATGAAACCATACTCACGATTTTCTACACGTGAAATTTCTTTACGTACAATCTTTTCATCGGGCATCCAATAAGTTCTACTTAGTGAGCCACCCTTCAATGATATCGTTTTCATTTTGCACCCAATGTTTGCCTTGCTATCTCAATACCGTATTCTTGTGGACTGCCCAATACAATTGTCTCTTGATTACTGCCAAGAGGATTCATGAATACTTGTTTATTAGATTGTATCATACTTTGTATCACATCTGCAATATATAATTCACCATCTTTTTCGGCTAACTTGTTATAATATTCTAGGTAAAGATGGCCAGTCAGAAAACCATAGAAACCCGACGATGCATACGGTGAGATTTGTTTCTTTTCTACAATCTCAATTACCGTGTTTTCATATGCACGAACATAAGAATATTTTGGTGAGTTACCTACAAATACATCAATGTATGCATCATGCTTTGCAGTTAAGTCATCGGCAATAAAATCTATGCGACGACCTTTAATAATTGTATCGGCATTGTGTACAAATGTTGGTAAATATTTGTTGTTCAGTTGTTCAATACCAATTGCTGCTGTATGTGCTTGACCTTTTGTATCACCAATATACAGAATGTTACTATCATTCCAACCTAATGGCTTGATTGCTTCAACCAGTTGATCTTTGAAATAAATGTCTCTCTTATTGGCCACAAGAATCAGTTGATTAACCCAACCAAGATTCTTCAAAATATCGTATATGATTGTCTTGTCATTCCAAGGCAAAAGATATTTTGGTATATCAAAGCCAACATCATGAAAGCGGGTGTTATAACCCGCCATGCAGATTATGAGATTCATTTTAGCCATTCTTCCATATCATTTCGTAACAATGAATGCCATGTACCATTGTACTCACCAGGTGAGAATGGGTGATTGACATCACAGTACACTAGATTTTCGCCAACTAAGCCATATCGTTTCCAGTTAGCACTCATGAAATCTTCCATCATGAACTGCACACCATTGTTGTAGAATTCATCATAGTGTTGATAAGCATATGAATACTTGTCCATGTTCTCTGATGAAGAGAATGCAAACTGATCATTACCAAAATCACGATTAGGTGACATGCGACAGTTTGGAATGTACAGTTTGTTTGGATTCAATGTGTCGAAAGGAATACGAACGTTGATTGCAAAGTCAAACCGTGAACGAACAACCCAGTCAAACTTCATGTTGTGATATTCTTCATACTCACGCTTTGTACGCATACATTCATAGATTGCAAACATCTGCGCCCATGTTGACATACGACCATCTTTGACTTTCCAGTTTGGTGATGGTGGTGGAGTATTAGTATACTTTGATAGATCAATCGTAGGATTCGGTGATGTGATGAAACTTTTTGCATTATACTTCTCAGAAATTTTTTGCATTTCTTCTGCTGGCATTTCCCACGAATGCAGAAATACAGTCACATCGTTATTTTTGATAATGTTTAGATTGTGGTACTCAAATCCCTTTTCCCACATTCTTGGTTGGCCGGAAATACATAGTGCTATTTTCATAGTTCTCTTCCTACGTTTGCTTTGTTGTCTGTGATGCCAAATGGCTTGAGTTGTTCTTTCTCCATTACAACCATACTGTTATAGAATGAAACGGAGTATAGATTATGATACACTGCAAGTGCTTCATCGGAAATTGGTGAGCCTTGAAAATGTTGTTGATTCACAATATCTGTCACACGTTTACAGTGTTCAGTGAATGTACCAGCACCACGAAATACACCACCCCACGGATGTGGCCAATAACTTGTGTGTGTATCTTCACAAATGAATACACCACCTTCTTTGATGTGTGGGAAAACTTTATTGAGTGTAGTGATTTGATGATTCATTACATGTGAACCGTCATCAATTACAATATCAAACTTGTTTTGTGTTTTGAGAAATTCATCCCAAAATGCTGGATCACTTTGATCACCCATCACAACTTTAACATCACCAGTGTATTCATATTTCAAACACTCTTCATTGATGTCAATAGCAACAACTGTTGTATCTGATCCGAAGTATTTCAACCACATTTCAATTGAACCACCACCAAGCACACCAATTTCTAAAATGCGTGGCGCTTTACCCACAAATTTCTTCAGATGTTTTTCATAAACGTCAAAGTACCCTGACCATTTAGTAGATGGCTTTTCTAATTCCCAAAATAATTCTTTAATTCTATTTGTCGTCATATTTTGCCTCAATTACTTTCCTCCATTCTGGCACACGATCATACTGATGTACAATAGTATACTCTATTCCTGTTGAAGTTACAACCTTATCACCTTCTAATTTCGGTGATGGTTCTAAAAGATGGGGTCTGAATTGATCAATCTTACTTGGGTCAGCAGTTGTACCTAATTGACATGCCCAACCGTATTCCGATTCAGTATACATCGACGAATCAATATATGGGTGCCTCGAAATCATTACATTGAATACTGCTTGATCAACAATTGGTATTGGTCTATTGATACAGTTTAAGAATAGTTGTAATGCTAAATCTCTCATTGCATAACCACGACCAGCAAGAACACCGACATTGAAGATCGTGTTGTTCTTAAAATCTTCGTAAATGCCTTGACCATAACATTGTGTGATGTTCTCACGACCCCATGGCTCATCTTTGTATTTCATGCTCTCAGAAGAAAATACCAAATCTTCTCTTGCTGGAAGATTTTCTTCTAACCATGTAACAGGATTCTTTTGAAAGATAACATCTCTTACGTCAGTAGTAATCACATAACGATAGTTATTATCTTTAAGTAATTTGTAAATGTGAATGAATCGTTCAACATGTACCATCAGATTTGACTGATAGGTTAGATTGCCATCTTTGTCTTGATTGAATGCAATGATTGAGAAGCCTGCGTCTGTTACCTTTTGTGTGGTATCTTTGTCGCAGTTCATGAGAATCAGAACTTTATCACCTTCAAAGCCTGATTCATTGATGGAATTAACCCAGTATTTTAATTTCGACCAGTCATAATTGGTCGAACAACCCACTATCAAATCTTTCATAATATCTCCAGTAATTTATTTTATGTCTGTTGTTTTCCAGTTTGCAGAATATTTTTTGTATTGTTGTGTGCTTTGACCTGGTGTGTCATCAAGATATTTAGTAGTGAGTTCGGGTCTTCCCCATTCACCACCGCCTGCTTTAGACACAAACTCTTGTGGTTGTTTCTTATCAACTGTTAAGAAATTCTTGAATGTTTTCATATCGTGAATGAAGAACCGCAACCGCATGTTGCGGTCACATTTGGATTTTTGATCGTAAATGAGGCACCCATCATGTCTTCTTTGTAATCAATCTCTGCTTCATTCATATACTGCATACTCATACTATCTATAACAACACCAACACCATCCCTTTCAAATGTAAAGTCATCGTCTGCTGCTGGCAACTCTTCTAAGGTAAAACCATATTGAAACCCTGAACAACCACCACCTTGAACAAAGACACGCAACTTCAGTGATGGGTCTTCTTCAGCAATAATTGTTTTGATTTTCTTTACAGCAGAATCAGATATGGTAATCATTATCCCCTCGTCAATGTCAAAATTTTCTGCATCTGTTTCTCAATAATAGGACCACGATTTGGCCAGTGAATGTATGGCTGACTTGCAGTCTTATACAGGTTTGTCAGAAATGGCATGATAATCTTTTCTACTTGTTGAAGTCTTTCTTTGTATTCTTCAACAGTTTCATCTTTCTCTGCAATGACTGCTTGATATTCAACTTCGTCTACGGCACTGAAGCCAAAATCATCGTCTGCATATTCTGCTAAAATTTTATTAATGTCGTAACTCATTTGTCCCATGCCTTCTGTGCGTTAAAGTTTTGTCTGCTGAATTCTAATCTATCTACCAGTTTCAATGCTTTGCCAAGATGATCTACAGCAACAAAACCTTCTGGTGCTGTGATACGAAAACCATCGTCAGTGCGAACAAATGTACCAATGCTCTTGATAGTTTCTAACTTACGAATAATCATCAACTTGGCATCAACGATTAGATTCATCAAATCAAATATCATCTTTAGTTGAATCGCATTTGAACGATAGAAACGCATCACTTCATTCTTTTCTTTGATACGTTTTTGTTTTGTATCTTCTTTCTTTGCGGCAAGAACTTCTTTATTCAATTTTGCTTCAACCCAATTAATTAACTCTTGTGTATGAATTCTGGTATCAGCAATCTTTTTACCTTCACGAACTTTCGTGTTGTTGAATGTTTTGATTTGCGTAAGAAAAACATCCGATGCAGCAATACGATTCAATGTCAATGCAGGTATTGTTTGAAACACACGACCAGCATTTGAAAGTATTGATGTAATTGTTGCGGTTTCTTCTTCAGTAAAGGTAACAGAACCAGACGCATCAGTAAATGAAGCATCACGAAACCAAACATCTTTTGTTGTGCTTAAACGACCAATATCAATGTTGTATGATGCTTTCATTGTTTCAAGTGTCTTACCCGAATATGATGTGTGAAACACAACGCCAACTTGTGCTGCCATCATTGCTTGTGCCAACTTTGATTTTGCTGGTACAGCATACACAATTGTGTTTGGTTGAAAAATAATATACT